AGGTGATCGCGCAAGTTTTCTGGAATATTTAAGTCATTAATTAATTGATGTATATTTGTGCCGGCGGGATAGCTGATCTCCGCTAATGGCTTGAGTGCTTCTGCTTGATACCTTATATTTGCCATTTTAAATATCCATTGATCCTGTTGCGCCAAATGATGTCTGTTGTTTTCTCAATGATTGTCCCTTTACCTTTCATGCAATGAATAAACGAGTTGTGATCTAACATCACCCCCAAATGCAATGGTCGCCCTAGCAAGTTTAATATTATCAGATTCCCATGTTTTGGGTTATCAGTTTCAACCCAACCACTTAACTTTTTTTCTTTATTAATCTCATTGCAGATAGCTTCTCTGTCTTTTTCATTTTCATAAGCCTCAATATAAGAGGGAAGCTCAATCTTAAATTCTTGTTTGTAAATCATCTGCACTAATCCAAAACAATCCACGCCGCTATGATCCCTTCCCCTGTCCTTAAATGGGATTGTTAAATACTTCATAATATCCATTAGTAGAATAAAGCCGGAAATTGAGATGGATCGTAGTTACTTGCCGGAAATGCGTTTCCTAATACATTATTAGGTCGCAGTTGTCCACGCATTTGCATTGCGTCATACTCAACATTGCCTAAACGCAGAAAATCTATCGTTTTTTCAACGGCATTGAAATCTGACGACAAAACAAGTTCTAACTTCATCTGTGGTGGCTCAAGAAAGCCTCTAATTGCTTCAACCAATAGCTGATCAACATTATCTATCGTAAGCGTCAGAGAGAGCGCTTTAGAGCCGTCCTCGACGGGTAGCGATATATTGAATGGATAAGCAGTGAAATTATTGCCTCTTGACTCAACATCAACCATATTATTAACCACGCGCAAAGTCTGGTCAGGTGATGTGATCGTCAGCAACCAAAGAAAAGCCTCGTTGGTTGAGCTTTGATATATTGCCGGTGCTAACGCCATGCCGGAAGTTGCTCAATGTTAACTGAAATTTGCACTGCGTTTGGATCAATCCAATCATATTGCGGCACTTGCGAAAATCGCCATATACTTTCAACGCCGGTGGGTTCTGTCATCATTGTTGGCAAGACCCCTTGTAAGCAGTTATCAAACCAAATGACAAAGTCATAATATTGTGCTTTAGTTAAATTGACTTGCACCCTTGCCGCCCTCAAAGTTTCTGTGAATCTTCTACGCACTTTGGGTTCGCCTGACCCCATATTCGATCTGATTAATGGATCAAAAGCCTTCTCTGTCCATTGCCCCCAACACCCGTCAAGATTACTTGGTCTATTTCCTAAATCCATTACATTGCCCGCCTTTTAAGTCCGTAATTAGATGAGAATGACTTATCCAGAGATCCGTTGGTCATTGATTCTTTGACCTTTCTCTCTACCATGATCTCAATTTGTTTTGATCCGTCCTCTTTCACAGTTGATTGTGCATAGACATCTGCCGTTTCTGACATTGTATTATTAACAGTAATGTTGACCGGTGATGACTGAACGCCTAGCTCACCATTCCCACCACGCTTTAATGGGACAATGGCTTCTGCACCCGCCTCACCTAATACGCCCGTGCCAAATGTTCCACCTTGCGCAAACGCAGTCAGACCACTACTTTCTGGCATTGGGAAAAATGTAGGGCTATTGTAAACACCTTGAGGCAATCCGGTCGTTGATCCAAATGCGCCACCTTTAGCAAAACCAAAGAAGTCACCTACTGCCGTGCCTTTAATTGCGTTTAATAATTGTTGTTGGATAATCATCTTGGCTATTTGGCGCAAGAAGTTAGAGGCAAAGTCACTAAATGATTTGTCAGCTTCCAAGATCACATCAACCAAACCAGAAACGCCATCTGCCGCCAACCTTTGCATTTGCTTTTCCATATCTTCCATGCCAACAGTTGTCTGCTTGGTTAGTTTTATCATTGCGTCACTTGCCGCGTTAGCATACTCTTCAATAGTGATAATACCTTTCTGCAACAATAACTCTAATTCTTTTAATGTCTCGTTATATTTTTCTAATGGATCATTGTCTACAACAAATTCTTTAAATGCTTTAGAAGCTTTCTCAACCTCTTTGTTGTATTGCTCTAATGAGATCTCGCCGTCTTTAAACAGTCTGTTTAAAATATCTAGTTTCTCTTCTAATGGCATTGTTGAATCTGCGGCATTTAAAACTGTGGTTTCATATTTGCTTAATGCTTTAGTCGCTACCTCAATGGCTTCTGCTTGTTCAGTGATGACCCCTTCCATACCTGATTGAAAAGAGAGTAATTCTGCAGTAACTTCAAAGACCTTGTCTTTCTGTAACTCTATTGCCTCGGTGATAAAGTCTAACTTGGTTTGATCGTTGTCAAATAGAAAAGAGAAGGCAGTCGCTAATGTTTGTCCAAATTCTAATGCGGATAATTTAGCAAGCTCAAACCCTATCCCCATCTTAATAAATAAATCTCCTACCGATTGGGCAAAGCTACCAAATGTTTCATATAAGCCTTTAAATGAATCACCAAAGCCTAATGATTGTGAGATGATTGCGGCGGTCTTTGTCCACTCGACTGCCATAATATTAAATGTTTGCTCGGCAGTAAATTCTAAAGTATCAAAGGCAGAGTTAATATCATCGGTGGCATTTAATAACGCGTTAGCCATGATGTCAGCAGTAATCTTACCCTCTGAACCTAACTTACGCACTTCACCTGTGGCTACGCCCATCTCTTTGGCAATTAATTGAATGACCTGTGGTAATCGCTCAAAAATGGATCGTAATTCGTCACCTTGTAATCTTCCAGAAGCCAAGCCTTGTGTAAACTGAATCAAAGCGCCATTAATATCTGCCATCGCAGTTCCGGACACTCGACCTAGTTTAATAAAGTTCTCGGCGATCTTGGCAATCTGTTCATTAGTTGCGCCAATCTCTGTTAAGCCAATTGTTAACCTTTGAACTGATGTGGCGGCACTATCAAATGCAACCCCTGTGCTTTCAACAATTCCAAATACGCGTTGAAGCATATCTGCTCCGGCTTCTGCTGAACCAAGTAAAGCCGTAAATGACTTCTCTAGGTTGATGATTTTTTCTTCTGCTTCTACTAACCCTTTAATCTGACCAAAAGCGCGTGTGGCGACATAAAATGCGGCGGCGGCTACGGCAATTGCCTTAAACCCTCTCTCCATCACATTTAAAGATTTGGAGGCTTTTTGCGTGCCTCTGTTAATCTCTTCTAATCGTTTGGTAGATGATCCAATAGCTTTAATGAACTGCTCATTTTGCAGTGATAGCTCAATCGCTAAATTGGCTAGTTTGTCGTTTTGTTTTGCCATTACCTTCCGCCCTTCCTAGCTGAAATAGCCGTTTTTGTGTAGGCTTTTGCGGCGGCTCTTCTAATCCCTTTTTTCATAAACTCGGAAATATTAGCTTTTACCTCAACACTATAAAGGCGGGTAACATTATCCCACCAATTCCCCTTTGGGTTTGAAATAGGAATGTCGTCTCCTGTGGTAGGCGATCTTCTTACCCCATATAACAATGTGTTGTAATAACCGATTGATGAGTAAACAAGCGAGACGGGTTCTTTGGTTCTATTAACCCTTGTGTTTTTAACTTTAATTGATTTTTTAAGGTTGCCTCGCTCAACAGGCACTTGTTGTTTAACTCTTGTTTTAATTCTAGTTGCTGAACGACTGACTGCAGATCTACTGATCCTACGTATATCTCTTTGGGAAAATTCTAGCATTGCTTTTTGCACTTGTTTTAAATTCATTGTTGCCAACACTGCCATATCATTTCCTTTTAACAAAAGTTGCGGCTAATTGATCCTCGTCCATCGCCATTAAATTGCCTTTTTTAACTTCCTCTTGTTGCTTCTTATCGTCTGCCTTTTGCCTATGGAACTCAATCCACTCTGTTAATTCACTGCTCGGCATATTTTTCTTAAGCTCATATACCGGTGTGTTAAGGTTTTCAGCTAATTGATAAAGAGTCTGTTCAAGAGGATCTAATCCTTTTTTTCTTCTTTACCACCTAACCCTGAAACCTCAAGGGCGGCTTCCAACAAAGGTAGGTATTCTGAAATGCCTAACTCGTTGATCGCCTCACCTATTGGCTGACCATCTTTTTTAAAAATAGTCGCTTTAGCTATCTCGATCTGAAACTTCTCTTGATCGTCTTTAATTTTGAGAATGGGTAGCATTTTTCCCACTGTCAATTCTTTAACTAAATAATCTCCTACTGTTTTGCTTTTCATAAACTAACTCCTCTTTATAGTTTTAAGTTGTAAACAAATGCACCGGCTTTGTTGAGCAAACCAATGTTGTGCTAAATCCTAAAGCGCCATCAATTGGAATGTCATAAGCCAATGTTGAAATCTCACCACCCGTCATGATTGTTCCCATGTTGTTAGGTAGGACAATATAAAATATTCTATTTAAGCCATCATCTTCAGCTAAAATAATTTGCTGATAATCTGCACACGTAGGATCAATCCAACCTGTTAGGGCTATTGTACCGGCTTGAACTGCCGCACTTGGAATGCTTGAAGATGGATCACAATATGTAGCAGTTGAGATAGTCGCGGGGACTTCAGAACTGATAGCAAGAGAAGCTAAACAAAGTTGTTGAACATCATCTGACTCATAAACCTGAAGTAGAGGAGAAGATTTTAATACTTCCGTTGAGCCTGATGTGTCTGACCCAACAAGGACGATACTTGTATCCTCAACGACTGTGCCAATAATAAATGTTCTGCCGTCTATCTCACTGAACCCTGTGCCTGATACTGCAACGGCTTGACCGGGGATAAGTGTTGATGTGTCTGGAATGCTTGCAACTGCCGGATTAGAAGCAGAGATTGCAGTAGGCACTAACGATAATGGTGTAGCGCCCGCCACTGACATGAAAATTTCCACGCCTTTTGCTGATGAACCTTTCATAATAAAACTCCTTTAAAAATATTAATAATATAATACACCATTAACGCCTGTGATAATATTCTACCGATATTGAAATCCGGTAGCCACTATCAGCACTGCCACCTGTGTATTCGTCAGGTGCATAAGCCAACTCAAGAGTTAAGTCACGAGTTGGATCATCTTGTTCTAGTATTTTGGCAACGGCGAGTTCGCCGGCGGCAATAACATCTTCATAGCCAACGCCCGCTTGTGTTGAAAAAACAAAAGTGACCAAACCTTCCTCTGCCGTTTCACCACAATAAGTAATTTTTTCTGAATACTCTGGCTCAAATTCTGCCGTAAACCAAATGTTGTCTGTCGGGTTAGTCTGTTCATTAATTGTTTGGTAAAATGGAATGCTCACTGATGATGAGTTTGCCCATTCCGTTACCTTGTCTCTGACATATAGACTTGACATCAATTACCCTTTAAATACATTTTGTAGAGAATGACCACGCCGTTATAACCAATCTGTAACCTCACATCTTGAATGACTAACGATCTGCCGTCAGGCAATGTGATATTGTCAAATTTAACCGGTGTGATTGGGAAGTCCGAGGCTTTAGCCGTGCATTCTAATGCGTCTGCACCATAAGCGTTGATTAATTCAATATCATTGTTGCCTAGATTACGAACATGACCGACAACCACTGCACTCTCGTTAGGTGCTTTTGTTTGTGTCCAAGTCGGTGAGTGATCAAACTGCTTTAAAGAAAGCATGGTCAGTGTAGCTTGATCTTGTGCCAAACTCATTATGAAAGTACCCTAACAAATTTCTTAAGCACTGAATATGCCATTGAGCTGATCAATGAATTGTCAGAACCAATTGCGTCATCGCCTGACGATCCTGAACTGTATTTAACAGAGCCTACGCCGGTAATCGCGACTGACTCAATGCCACCCACAACAACCCCACCACCTGAAGTCGCTTGAGCCATTGCCCAAATTCTGTCAAAGATACTCCATAGAGCAAGCTCTAAATCTAGCGGCAGAATCTTATATCCGCCTGTGTAATCAACAACAAGTTTCTCGCCTGAATAACCTCTGGCAAACTCTAACAATCCGGCTTCAAGGTCAAGCAAATAAAGTCCTTGATCGCTTGTAATTGCAGTTCCTTCGCCGTCCGTCATTGAGGTAATTCCTTCAAGTGGATAACGAGGCAGTGCCATATTCTGATTTGTTTGGTAGATAAAGGTCTCTTGATCACTTGCAAATGGAAACTTACGATCACAGTAATTTTCTGCAACCGCCATGCCTGTGTCTAGTGCGTTTTGAATCTCTGCGTCCTGATCTGAACCTGTAATATTAAGTCTTTTTTTTGCAGTTTCTAAATCGTATGCCATTATTTTCCTTTGTTCTTAGTAGAATTATTTGATAATAAAGAGTTAAGTTTTTTCTCTAACGCGTCTAGCCTTTCGTTAACCTCTAACGAAACACTCACCGGAGGTGGATATATAATGTCACCATTGCCCATTCTAACTTTAATAACATCGGTATCTCCGAGCGTGATTTCGTTACTGACGAAGACAGTTGATGGCTGACTATTATTCCCAATGAGAGTGTTATTGCCCCCCGTTGTGAGAGTCGATCCCGCGTTAGTCCCTAAAGCCGTGTTCTTATCTGCTAAACTATTTTGTAAAGCCCCATCGCCAATTGCCGCATTTTGTTGCCCTTCTATGTTTGTTAGTAAAGTCTGAGCCCCTACGGCAACATTAAGGTCACCAGATTCATTTGCTTTTAGTGCTTGAAATCCAACTGCAACACAGTCATTAGCCGCACCCATTTTTGCAAAAGCATTGTCGCCTATCGCCACATTGTTAAAACCTGATGCATTTTTATTTTGTCCTGTGGCATTCCTACCTAACATAACATTTGATGTTTTTCCATTAGCAGCAGTCCCGATGTTTATACTATCAACAACAATGTTGCCGGGATAAATTGCTTCTGGCGCTATATGAGTAGGGTCATCTACCTCTGTCCATATATCATTGCCGGGTCTTGGAAAGGCTTGGAATGCAACTTTA